AAAAGCGTGATCTGAACGTAAAGTTGCTAGAAGGGGACAAAATCATTGAAGATGCATGGGAAAAAATTGGGCAGGCGGAACGGAAATGTCGAGAACTTGATAAGGAATGCGAGCGGATCGGCAGGGATAAGGTGCGAATAGCCGACGAGAGGGCCAAACTGGTTCCACGGCTGAAGCAGGCGGAACAGGAACGGGAACTACTGAAAGCGGAACGGGATCACTTTAAAGATCAACGGAATGCATTACTGGAACGCTTGAAGTGGTATGCGGATCAAGACAATTACGATTCCGGTTATACCAGATACGATGCAGACGAAGAACCGACAGGGTTCGAATCCTACGTAGAAGAAGACTATGGCGAACGTGCCCGTTCCATCATAGCGGATATAGAGAAAGGAGCAGAGTCATGAGAGACGCGATAAACAAGCAGGCGTTGATAGATCATCTTAATTCTGGAGCAAATGAACTTTATGAAAAAGGCGCAATCGTGCCATCCGGTATTTTGGTTATACTGCGAGATGAAATCGAAGAAGGCAAATTCGACACTCCATCCGATCAAGGGGAAGTACGGCGGCTGCATGACGACATTGTAGAAGCAATAAACATTTGGGAATGTATGACGATGGAAGACGATACAGTGGAAATAATCGAGCGGGTTATTAGAAAGCTTCATGAAGCAGTGGCGGCATCTAATCAAGGGGAGGAAACAAAGGAATAGCGGCATATCAGGATATATCGGGATATTAGGGTATCAGGAAAAATGAGGAGTGAACGCGGTGAAAGTAAAGTATACATTTCTCGAAGCTGAACAAATCGAAAAGGATTACGATGAACAGGTTCCGCTTCAGGTTATTGCTGAGAATGTTAATCGTGATTTTCATCAAGGGCAGCCAGTCCGTACAACAAATTCCGTAAAATACGTTATTCAAAAGATTCATGGAGACGATGATTGGTATGAAAAGCTCGAAGAAGAATGGATGAACATTGAACGGCCGAAGGGCTACGATTCGACCGAAAAATCTTAACGAAGTGGAGGCCGATAACCTGGTTTCCATACATGGAGGGATATATAAGATGACTAAGAAGACGAAGAAACGGAAGATGCCAAGAATAACGCCGCCTAGACCACCAGTACCGGCAGCGAAAGGATGGATAGCATGAGAGGGTCGCATGAAATCCGTAACCATCATATCGAAAAGCAGCATGAACAAGGACCAGGAAAGGTAAACAGCACATTCTTGCCGCTAGACGAGATGGAAGCATTGTTTAAAGGCTCTTCGGATAGTTTGGTTGAAAAACCTATAATGTAATTGTTATTTAAAATCGGATTTTATGGTTGAATCCAACCCGTACAGATGGTATGATGTAAATGAAAACGAAAAGGATGGTGTGAATATGGCTCTAGTTGAGGAAATTGAAAAGCTTATAGAATACTTAATTGAAGAATGTGACCAGCCATACGATGAAGTAGCATCGCAAGTATTGAGATTAATCAGAAACAAAGATATTAGCGAAATCGTGAACCAGGCAAATTAATTCGATGGATAGGCGGTGTACATAGTGAAAATTGAAACTGTTCAAGAAGTTAAAGCAACACTTGATGGAATCATCCTCATTGCCAATGGTAACGAAATTTTTATTGCATGGGGAGTCGTTGACCAAATGGCCGATGCGTCAGAGGAACACTACAGCACGAATGCGATATTGGACTTCATGTCGTCTATTAATAACCAAAAACCAAACTAGTATCAAAATGAATAAGGGTGCGTACATGACAAAAACCAAAATAGCGATTGTTTATTGTGGCCATTATCGCCAAGCACTTCTTCACCCATTAGAACATGAGAGCGCAAGTAACGAATGTTGTTTTGAATCGAGGGCGAAGGTTAGTGCTGAAGATTGGAATGACGAATCGTGCGAAATTACATGCCCCAGTTGCAAAAATATTCTTTATCAAGGCGATGGGCACTTTATCGAAGATGACGGAAGAAAATACTTTAATGATTCGATAATTGATCTAACACAATGAATAAAGGAGCGTACCTTGGAAATGAAAATCGATTATTCGCAAAAGAAATATTGGACGGTTGAGCTACTGGAGTACACGTTGACGAATTATACCGTTCTAGACCAGAAGGAACGTGGAAATTTTGATTTGCTCTGGAAGGCTAAATTAGATTGTGAGAAGAACGTTGGCAACGTGATTCGTCCGGCATAACAAAATGAATAACGAAAGGACATTGGCATATGAAATCTTTTGCTATTGTTGAAGACTGGTGCTCAAACTGTGGCGATCATAAACGAGTCATTGCTATACCAAAATGGGGATATTTTTGTAAAAAATGCGTCGACAAAGCTTTTAATCCTCAGTTGGATGTAACCGATGAGCAAGCAGATGACGAACAATAATGAAGAAGGAGAGAAAATGGATCTTCTCAACCTACCTGAATTCAACATCATCGAGATAGCCGATAACGAATACGATATCCAAATTCGGGTGGAGGCCAGTTCTCCACCTGTTGCATGTCCGCACTGTGGCTGCGTAGCGAACCTGTATAAGCACGATAGCCGTGAACAGGTCTGTATGGACTTACCCATCCACGGAAAGCGCGTAGGGCTCCATATACGCCGTCAGAGGTACAGATGCCGTGAGTGTAATCAAACCTTCTGGGAACGCTTAGAACACACCATAGACGACAAGCGGAACTGTACACAGCGCCTTGTGATCTACATCGGCAGACAGAGCCTCAAGCGGTCATTTACCAGCATTGCAGAAGACGTAGGGATGAACGAAAAGACAGTCCGCAATATCTTCCGCGATTACATCAATGAGTTGGAGCAACTGGTGCAGTTTGAGACTCCACGCTGGCTTGGAATTGATGAGATACATATCATCAACAAGCCAAGGTGCGTCATAGCCAATGTCGAGGAACGCACGGTCGTTGACATGCTTCATAATCGAAACAAGGAGACGGTCGTAAATTACCTCTACAGGCTTCCAAACAAGGAACGGATAACTCACGTCACTATGGATATGTGGCAGCCATACAGGGACGCTGTGAAGTCCGTACTGCCCAAGGCTACAATCATCGTCGATAAGTTCCACGTAGTTCGTATGGCTAACCAAGCCATGGAGACGATCCGTAAGCAGCTTAGAGAAGGACTGACAACGAAACAGAGGCGTGGCCTTATGCATGACCGTTTCATCCTTCTCAAACGCCATAAAGAGCTTAAGGAAATGGAGAAGGTAACGCTTGATCTGTGGACAAAGAATCACCCCTCTCTCGGCACAGCCTATGAGTTGAAAGAAGCCTATTTCGATATTTGGGACAGTGACAGCAGACAGAAGGCTTTTCTCAAGTACCACGATTGGAAAGCTAAGATTCCTAAAGAGCTTAAGCCATCGTTTGAACCTCTTACAAAGGCTATGGCAAACTGGGAAGAGGAAGTGTTCTCCTACTTCGATCACCGCATCACAAACGCCTATACGGAGTCTCTGAACAGCCTTATCCGTGTCGTTAACCGTATTGGTAGGGGCTACTCCTTTGAAGCTCTAAGAGCAAAGATTCTCTTTACAGAAGGTGTAATGAAGCAATCCAAGCCTAAATACGTCAAGGACTTCCGTTCTGACTACGCCCATCTGCCAGAGGATCACCCCCACCGGAAGCATCCGCCTATTGGTATTCTTACCGATTTCGGTTCGTTCCTTGGGGCTGACATTTCCACCTTAATTGCTAAATTGGAGGAGGGCTCTCTATAGGCCCTTTTCCACCATAAAATCCGAATACCCTGTTTAAAAAGTATCCGCCACCACCTGCGAAAGATAACCCAAGCAAGTACTGGACAACAGGAGAACAGAGATCAATGGGCAAAACGCTAAAAGAAAACTGGGGGTGATAGAGTGCATGAACGTATCCGCGACCATCCTTGTACAGCATAAAAATAAGATTTACGTCTACCTTGACATGGAGACTGCTAAGCTGATTGAAAATGGTAGAAAAGTGCCGAAAAACCGCGTCGTATAAGGGTTTATAGCTATTAATTACCATCGATTTATGCTATACTTGTAGTAAGAAAATTCGGAATATTCAAACATGGAGGATGAACATGAACGAACAATTGCAGAAGCTAAAATCGGAACTTGAACAGTATGAGCAACAAAGCCCGCGTAACCAATCTAAGATCGATGCTATAAATGCGGAGATAGCGAGGATGGAACAAGAACAGCAGCTACAGAACGATCAACAGGAACGGGAACAGCGGCATACGGAGAATGTTGGCGGACTGATGGAGAAACTACTAGACTCCGGGTTCTTTGAAAAGATTTACGGTGAAAAGCCGGCTGAAGGTGAACGGATATACGAATACGACGAGAACCGCAGGAACTTCTACATGATCGTAAACGCGATGATGGAAGAAGAGAAAGAAGCGGACCGGCAGTACTACGAGCCACGGCTTACTGAGCGTGATGAAAAGATTCGCCGTCTTACGGAACAAGGGATGGAAACGGAGAACCAACTTATTGCTGAACGCGATAAGGTAGCGGAACTCAACGATAAAATTACCGCATTGGACGCCGAAGCTGCTGAGCAAGAGGAAGTGCTGCAGAAGGCAAACGCAGAACGCGATAAGGCCGTTGAGCAACTTGAACTGGAGAAATCGAAACATAACTTAACCTTGAATCAATACAACCAGCTCGGGGCAATCTGCGATCAGAAGAACGCGCAAATCACCGAGTTGGAGACAAAACTCGAACAGGCACAGCGTACAAAAGCTAGCACGACAACAGAATCGACGAAAGATTTGATTGCTAATCTCAAACCGGCCACAAATTGGGAAGCAAAAGCAAATAAAGGTTTGGAACGCTGGCCTGAATTAAACCTTCCTCCAATCACAGAACCGGAAGCTCCATCCGTGAACGGCGGTGACTCGTTTCGTACCGAAGTTGCTGCGCCTGAGCTTACAAGCGATCAATTTCATACTCCCGAAGCGCCTGAAGCAGTAAGCGAGGAACAGTTTCGCCTGGGCACAACATATCAAAGCCAACAAACAATGGTGGGAGACGGATCCGGCGAAGGTGGCGGAACAGAAGAAGGCCAAACGGATAATCAGCACGTATCTGAAGCAGTTAGCAGAAAAGAGTTTGAAGCACTCAAAAAACGCGTAGAGGCGATTGAGGACGGATACGCTAGGCCAGCAGCATAGAGGGAGGGCTAAAGCTCTCCTTCCTTCTCAGGAGGGTTGAAGATGAGTACAAAGGTTACACAGATGCTTAAAAAGTATCCAAGCCAAAAATGCGCGGTAAGGTCTTATGAGCGGAATAGGCCATATCCAAGCGCCGGCATCGCCAACTATGACGCAATGCCCAGCGGATCAGGAGCGCCAGAACGATTCTTTGTTAATGCAGGTCGAATGGCTGACATGGGAATGACAACAGACAAGGATCGAGCGGACTATGAACGTTATAAAGCGACGTGTGACGATATCGAAATGGCGCTGGAATCACTAACGGAAGATGAACAAAGTGTCATAAAGTTGAAATGGTTCCACGGCGTCGATCTGAAAGACATAACAAAGCGTAAGCCGTTCAGTTACCCGACAGTTAAAAGACTGCATAAAAGCGCTCTGACCAAGCTGGAAGATGCGCTAAGATTCACCAATGATGAAGATATAGAAATATTCGTTTTGCATGTAAGTTGATACTTTTTTGATACCTTACCTGTAGTATAGTAATACCATCGAAGGATAGTTGATATCGTATAGATAGCTGTTTGCGCAGTCATGCGGTACCTATCCTTTGCTCAATTAAATTCAAGGCGATTACGTATAAAGCGTAGTCGCTTTTTGTTTTGCATCGAAGATGCCATCGATAGCGACCGAATCTACCCAGTGAAACGGGGGCCGTAACATGGTTTTACCCATATTGATATCCATCATATCAGCAATAGTCGTAACGCTATGCTTTGAAGCAGCAAAGAAGTTTCAGTATTACAGGGAAATGAGAGCGTATCGGAGGTAATGTGATGGACAAGAATTTCAACATAGTAGGTCGGTTGAAGGAAAACTTACCGTTTGTAAGTGTGGACTATGATGAATTCCATCCTGAAACATACCGCGGAATACTTATAGATTGGGAAGGGAAACAGACGAGAGTATTCAGCGGCGACTTCGTGAAGGACTATAACCGCGTACAGTTTGAGTATATACCGTTTAATTTCAGTAGTTCACTGAATAATTTCATCAATGATGCAAAACTAGCCTTGAATGATGATCGATCCTGAATGAGCAAAGAGCTCGGAAATGATTGGGTGACGCATAGCGGGGTAAACTCCTGCAACCCTCTAATAAATGGGAGGGGAACTAGATGAAAAACAAACACATTATTCACGGAGACAAGATTGAAATTTTGTTGGAACGAAAGAAAGATGGTTTAAAGCTTTCGACATTTGTAAGTTCGAAACACCTTGAAAAGCTGAGAAGTTTTAACTGCACATGGTATCCTCATTGGGACAAGAGCGCAAACGCTTTTTATGTTAGATCAGGAATAGAAAAAAACAATAAGAGGATAACAATCATCCTTCACAGATGGATTACGGATGCTGAAAAAGGATATGTAGTTGATCATATAAACCACGACACACTGGATAATACGGATGAAAACTTACGAGTAGTTGACAGGTTTATTAACGGCATGAACAGAAGGGGAGCGAATAAGAACAACAAGACTTCTGGTATGAGGAATATTAGTTGGAATAAGAAGTGTAAAATGGGGCTAGTAAGATTTGATATAAGGGGAAATCCCAAAATTATTGGGAGGTATAAAGACATTGAGGATGCCAAACAAGCAGCTTTTGCCGCGCAACAAGCAATATTAGCGGAGAAAGTAGGTTGATCCAATATCTAGCAAGGAGCCGGAAGGCATGAGGGGAGGGTGAATAGTGGATTTGGAATACCGAGAAACGGAAATTGTATACGAGATAAAGTATATATGTGATGGACATGTGAGAATCACAGATGTAATGCCGAATGCATTGATTCACGCCATTCAAGCTTTGAGAATGCAGGAATTTTTAATATTGAGCATTAGAATACGGGATTAACAGGGGGTGATGATAATGGCTAGACCGAGTAAGTATGAAAGCCACGTACAACCGAAGCTGATGCTCATTGAAGCGTGGGCTCGGGACGGCTTAACAGTTGAACAAATCGCTGATAATTTGGACATTGCTGCCGGTACATTTTATGAATATCAAAAGACGAAACCTGAGTTAATAGAGGCCTTAAAAAACGGGCGAGAAGTTATTGACGTAATGGTCGAGAATGCGCTTCTTAAGGCTGCTCTAGGCTATGAGTACACTGACGAGGAATTAAACAAGATGACCGGAGAGCCAATCGCATTACGCAAGACGGCGCATCCGAACACTACGGCGCTTATATTCTGGCTGAAGAACAGAAAGCCTCAGCAATGGCGCGATAAACAGGAGCTTGAGCACAGCGGCGAATTAAACATCGTTATTAATCGCAAGAAGGTGATGGGGAATGCCGACAGCGACGATTGATATCGATATCGACGACATTATGAACACCTGGGCGCATCCTATTCTTGACGATCAGAAGCGTTATCTGGTGTTGTATGGTGGCGCCGGATCGGGAAAAAGCGTAGCAGCTGCACAAAAGATGATCATCCGCATGTTGGAAGAGAAAGGACACAAATTCCTCGTCGTACGGAAGGTAGCGAACACGCTTCGCAACTCGGTATTTTCCCTACTTCGGGGAACCATAGCCGACTGGGGATTGTCTCAACTTTTCAAGATAAACAAGTCGGATATGGACATTACCTGTGCGAATGGCAATCAGATCATATTTGCAGGACTGGACGACGTTGAAAAGCTAAAGTCCATTCACGGCATAACCGGCATGTGGTTGGAGGAAGCCAGCGAGATATTGCAGGAGGACTTCCAGCAGCTCGACCTTCGTTTGCGTGGTCAGACGAGAAACTATAAGCAAATAATGATCAGCTTCAATCCAATCAGCATTACACATTGGTTGAAAGCTGTTTTTTTTGATACCAAGAAGGCAAACAGCACAGTCGTTCATACAACTTACCGAAACAATGCATTCATTGACGATGAGTATAAGGCGACACTAGAAGCGTTGAAGGAACAGGATCCGTATTATTACACTGTATACGCGCTGGGTGAATGGGGTGTACTCGGTCAAACGGTGTTCAACGCACAAATTGTCACGGAACGTATTATCGCGCTTAAACAGGCGAATAGGAGCCTTAAACGAGGATCATTCGTTTATGACTACGTTAACGAGCATATTATTGTCAGCAGCATAAAGTTTGTGCCTGATGAAAACGGTCCGTTGACGATATACGAAGAGCCGCAGGATGGATACCCTTATGTGCTTGGCGGGGATACAGCTGAAGGTGGATTTGACTACTCAATCGGCCAAGTACGAAACAACATAACTTGGAACCAAGCGGCTGTATGGCGAGGCCGGATGGATACCGATTTATACACGAAGCAAATGTTTTGTTTAGGACATTACTACAACAAGGCTTTAATTGGGATCGAGACAAACTTCGACACCCATCCACATAAAGAGTTGGAAAGACTGCACTACCCGAAGCAATACATGCGCGAAACAATTGATAAATTCACATACAGCACACAGCAAAAGTTCGGATTCGTCACAACAAAAATAACGAGACCGATCATTATTGCATCTTATGTGCAGTTAGTCAGAGAACATATCGAGGTATTCAACGACATTCCGACACTAGAGGAAATGTTGGTTTTTGTGCGTGATGAAAAAGGTAAGCCGCAAGCGCAAGAAGGGCAGCATGACGACCTAATTATGGCCGATGCGATATGCCAGGAAATACGAGGTCAACAAACCTCCTTCATGCCAAAGTCGCAGCCCAGCATAAAGGACTTGCCTAAGGATCTGCAGGAGGACTATTGGAATGCTAGCCCTGACATGCGCAAATATATGGAGCAAAAATGGGGATTAAAAACGGGGTGACCTATGGGCATCATTAAGGACG